GCGATGACCTCCTAGGGGGTGACTTGTGAATAGCCCACAGTTCGACTTCAGTGAATCTAATAGGGCTTTTGAAAATGCCTTTATCCTGGCGATTATAAATCGTGACGATCCGTGGATGTACATGTACTCTGATGACCACCACGACTTCTTTAAAAACAAAGATACAAAAGAGTATATTAAGTGCCTTAAGGAGGTAACATCATGAAAATGACCAAGTGCAACAAGCCTGCAATTTGCGACCAATGCAAAGCGAGCATAAACAAAGGCGATTTGTACCGCAAAAAGTCAAAACGTATTGGATCATCCAAGGCCGATACAATGGAAATGCGCGAGGGCATACCAACTTTTATAGGTCACGGAATAACCGTACAGATTAAACTATGTCAAAAATGCGCTGAGGAGTTGGCAATATGAAACCAAATAATAGTTACCAAGTGTCTTTTTATTGTGATGCACATAAGGATCGGGTATCGCGAGATCAATGCATGCCCGTATTGTCGCATTTTAGTGCCGAGAGAGAAGCCAGTGCCTATATTGATGAATTGCCGAAAGATGGAGTGCATGATATCGCAATGGTTTTGCTGGTTGATGGTTCGGTATCAAGAGAATTTGAAGTAGGAGAATCTAATTGAAACCAAGTGAAAAGATAAAGCTTTTGGGGTTTAAGAGTATGGCAGAAGCAGCGAGTGCTGCGGGTGAGGGTGAAATAAACCTAATACGTTGGAGTACTAGTTACCCTAGAAGATTTGAGTTAATACTGAAGGGATTGGCATTTGAGCGCATAAATGAGCAGTTAAATGCCGCTTTTGGGGAAATGGACAGCGAGGAATGAAGGTTACTTTTGAGAAAAATAAGAGTATTGTGCGAACTTGGGGACAAAGGTGGTTTTACGCAGTCCTTCTGAGGTGACTCGATTTGCCTCGGACTTATGGATTCTAGCCACCTTTGTCTCCATTCTTTTTTTACGAATCTACTTCTAATACCGAAATCAGCCGCTCTAAGTACCAGCGGCTTTTTTTTGCGTCCTCTAAAGTCTTGCCTTTGTAATCCATTCGCCAAAGGTACTTGATGCAATTGGCTTTGCAGTATCCTTTAAAAGCTTCAGTACTCATTGATGCTTGAATAGCTTCAATAGCCTCTATGCCACCAGAATTGTAATGACTCGGAGAATTCACTAAGTCTTCTGACTCTTTTGGCTCTTTGTCGCGTTTTTGCCAATGCTCTAAGCCACTTCTCTGGGCTTCGATTGCAGGGGAATCTCGCTGGAGTTTATTCCAATCGGCTGGGGTCGCATCGTTTAATCTAATAGACTTTTTCATTTCTAATTGTTTCCTCTTGGCTTTTGGCGCACGGCCTTGCCCTGTTCAAATTTAATAACGCGAATGTAATCTGCACCATCTTCTAAATGCGCGTAGTAGTTCTCAGCAGTTTTAGTTTGGTTCGACCAATGGTCTCGCGGTGAATTGAGTTGCAGTAATTCTCTAAATGTTAAAATCATCGCGATGGCTCCCAAAGTTTGACTTGCTCGGCCTTGGCATCCCAATCGTCAACGCGCAATATCCTAGCCATTCGGGCCTGAGTTATTGCCTCATCTCGCGACATACCAGCCTTAGCAAATTGATTTTCTACCAGTGACCAATCGGGGCGATTGCCTAACACCTTGGCCGCAGTGACTGCACCCACCTTTGGGCAACCGCTATAACCATCGGTAACATCTCCAGACAACGTCTGCGAATAAAAATTACGATCTGCTTCTAATAGCTTTATATCTAATAGATCACCGTCATTTGGCCTAAACAATTTGCCAGGGATTGTCTTCATATCTTTATCATCCGACACAATCACAGTATCGATGTCTGGGGCGCTACCTAATATGCCCATCACATCATCGGCCTCTAATGTGGCTTGTCGGTGGCTGGGCCAATTGTCTTCGACCCAAGCAACCATAGCTTTGTAGCCGACTGGCTTGCGCGTCTTCTTCCGATTACTTTTGTAGCTGGGAGATACTGTCTTACGGAAATTCACTGAGTCTGATATGCACATCAAGATTTCATCTGAGCCTAGGCGTTCTTGGAAGCCTTTAATTTGCTCAGTGAATATAGATTTGGCCACCTTTAGGTCGGTAGCAAGTGACCAAATATCATCGCCCCAATCGGTTTCCTCTTCGGCAATTACGCTCGCCCGAAACAGAAACAGATCGGCATCAATTAGCAGGGTTGGTTGGGATTTGTCCTGCAATGTGTGTAAGTATTTCATCTAATTCACCTAAAAAATCGGCACCGAGTGCCGTTATTGTCCAATTGCTTCCAAAGGTATCGTGGTCAATCTGATTCGATATATAGCCCAAGCTTGCGCTGGTGGCCACATAGACAGCGGCCTTTCTCGCGAAGTTTGATTTCAGTTTGAAGGGAGTTCTATTCGCACGATCTAATACAAGAAAAAAACAAATGAGATGCTCAACATCATCGTCAGACGTATCACGAAACTCAAAGTCAGTGAGTGTCTGTCCATGTCTTTCCGATTTGGAAGTCTGCTTCGATGGGGAGTGAAAATCCGTATTCTTCTCCCGATTCTTCAGCCATTCGCTTACATATATTACCGACATGCTCTGCCACCTCTTTAGTTTTGCAGGCGATCTGCACTTCGTCATGAATCCAGCCCATGATGTATGCCTCTAAACCCTGCTTAATTAATTCTTGGTCAATCAGCTTCACCCACTGCTTACAAAGAACTGCCCCGCTGGACTGCAAAATTTGTGATAAAACACGGTGTTCTGAGCGCACAAACAGCTTTCTACCGTCAGTTCCACGAAGCCAGCCTTTTTGAGCGAAAGCTTTCCTAAGCTCGTCATTAAGCCTTTTGAATGCAGGCAAATTCCTATTGAAGTCGGCTTTAAGTTGCTTACCGTCCTTAGCAGTACCACCAACGATTTTGCCAATCATTCCATCTCCACCACCGTACATAAGGGCATAGATAAACGTCTTAGCTTGATCTCTAGTAGCCAACCCAGCAGCTTTTTGATTAAAGGTGTGAATATCTGACTCAAGAATCTGTTTGGAATACTGACCATCGTCATCTAACGCATTGGCGAGGCATCTAAGTTCTAGCCCAGACAAATCGCTGCCCAATAGTGACCAGCCTTTAGGCACCGTAAACAGATCACGACACTCTTTGCCGTATGGTGTGCGTATGCTCGGAATCTGCTGCAAATTAGGTGAGCGGCATGATGCGCGGCCCGATATTGTTCCACCTGAGATCAAGTTGTGACGTATCTTTCCGTCAGTGTCCACCAGCTTCATCCACGCTGCGTTGCCTTCGCTCAACATGGCAATACGCTTTTGTACTATGAAGAATTCTGCAAGCTTCTTAGCCTCTGGGTACTCCAGAGCGATTAGTACATCTTCATCGATCTTTGGTTGGCCACTAGGCGTAAACAGTTTTGGTTTCCACTTGTACTTAGCGGACAGGCAACGAGCAATGTGCGCCCTAGAGTTTGGATTAAAGTGAACTACTTTGATCTTCATCATCTCTTCGCCCTTAACATAGCCGCGAGTCGCATTGTTGATCTTCGGGGTGAAAGGCGTGTGGATTTCCCACGGCTCAAACAGAGTAGCCAAAGAAGTCTCTAGGTCTAAACGCTTCTGAGACAATATGGCATATAGATCGCCAGCTTTCTCAATATCAAAGGTCCAGCCGTTGTTCCCGATACGGAAGCAGACCTCGGCCAAATCATGCTCTAACTTGATACTTCTTTCAGAAAAGTCAGTATCTCTATTGAGTAGCTTCAGTAGATCGTAAGTGACGTTTACGTCTTGCTCCATATACAGAAGCATGTCTTCATTGAATGCACTCCAGCCGCCATCGTAATCGCCCTTGTTGTTACCTAGGCGCATCCCCCACGCAGCTAAACTGTGGCTGCCATAGAAACGCTTCAAGAAACCTTCTGGCTGCTTTGCTCTAACAGAGTCCTCGGTCATCAGGTCAGCTTTGATTAGCCGAGATAGCACTAACGTATCTGTCACCTTTCCTTTCGGTTTCCAATCAGGGTAAATCTTCTGGATTGCAGGTATGTCAAAGCCAATAACATTGTGTCCGATGATCTCATCAGCATTCGCCAGGATATCGATAGCTTCTTCAATCTGGTGCGGCCTAAAGGTTTTCATCGAGTTAACCCGTCTATCACATTGGGCAATGTCTTTAATAGCAATACAGTGGATGGTTGTTAATTCGGGAAGCAGCCCATTGGTCTCTATGTCGAAAACTAGGCGGCTCACAATGCCAACTCGCTTTGCTGTGGGCGCTTAGATAGAAGCTGTCGAGTGCGGAAGAAAGTAGCTTTCTTAGGGTAATGGGCTTGGAACAATCGCGCATAATATGGCCGATGATTATTGTTCAGTTTAAAGCCTAGGTCATCACGGGTTTCGATGTCTTGGTGCCACCTGATTCGCTCAAAGATTGCATAGGCAGAATAGTTGCCCCGCCCAGTAGCGATGGCTGCATTTGTATATCTTTTAAACAATGACCAGACATCTGGGTTTTCTTTATGGAACTTGAGAAAGTCTTTTTCAAGACGAGTTTGCTCTTGAGACATAGGGTCTCTCCTTAAATGTTTTTATTTAGAATCTATCGGGGGATGCCTCTAACAGCCGTCCAGTTGCACGGGTGTATTCAAGGGTATCTGCTTGTCCTACTTCGCCAGTGAATCGGTTTTTCAGTAAGACTATTTCGCGGGTATCATCGGTAGGATCGTCTTCGTTCTTTTGTAGTCCTACGCAAAAATCAGCTAATTGAGCGAGGGCATGTGAGCCTCTAAGCTGGCTTAATTGGACTTTAGCTCCGTCTTCATGGCCTTTGTTGCCGTCTGGTCTTTTGAGATGGCTGACAAGGAAAAGGCAGATGTCTAGCTCCTGCACCAGCTTGGCAAGCGTGGTCATTATCGAGTCAATTAGCTTACGCTCATCAACGCCTTTATCGGTGACCATGCCACTGACAATGAGCGATATGTGATCTAAAAATATGGTTTTACAGCCCATACCTTTGACCATGTACTGGATTCGGTTAATGATTGTGTCAACTGCCGTGCAGCCACAGTGGTCAAATAAATAGATCGGGTTACCACCTAATAGCGAGTCATAAGCCTCAACGATCTCAGGCTCACCAATACCGTCCGTAATAATAATGTTCTTCTTCATGTGAAGCCCTACAAGTCCCTGTAGCGTCCTCTTATTAGTCTCTTCCAGCATCAACAGGCCGACACTTTGCCCGCTCGTATGTAAGTGATAAGCGATCTCTCTAATGAAAGTAGACTTGCCTACACCGCTTCCCGCACAAATCGTGACCAGCCCAGTGCGTATGCCCAAGGTCATCTCATTAAGCTTTGAGTAAGGGTAGCTAACAGTGCTTGCAGCATCTGACTTGCCGATTATGTCTCGAAAGTCATCACTGCTCACAATCCCGTCTGGCCGCCAATCTTTGGCTCTCCAAATGGCATCGATAATTGCCTTCCCTTCTCCTTTCTGAAGGCATTCGTTGGCATCCTTGTACGGAAGTATCGCGAGCTTTACTTTGCCTACAGGGAGCGACTCAGCGCACTCTAGGGCCGCTCTCTGGCCAGCATCATCTTGGTCAAACATCAATATGATCTCCTCAAACTGCATAAGGAAATCCCACTGGGCTATCAATGCTTTTTTGCCACTGGATGCACCTTGGCCAAGGCTGACCACGGGCCATTTGTTGCCTTGTACTTGGCTCACTGAAAGGCAATCAAGCTCCCCTTCGGTAATCACCAGCTTTTTGCCAGAGTTCCAAAGGTGCTGACCAAACAGTGTCATGTTTTTGGATTCACCTAGGATCGAAAAGTTTTTGCTGGCATCTCTAACCTTCTGAGCAATCACTAATCCTTCGGTATTACGGTAGTTTGCTATTTGGTGAGGTCTACCCTTGTAGTTGTCGGTCACTTGGTAATCAAATTTACGACAGGTCTCTTCGGATATGCCTCTGACTTCCAAAGTAGTGTAGTAGCCTGCAATCAAATCTGTTGGGCGCTTATGGTGCTGTTGGCTAATTTCTGTACTGCCACCATCACCAGCTTCAAATGCTTGGCAGCCAAAGCAGAAAGTATGCCCATCGGTGTACACTGCTGCGTTATCAACACTCCCGCATTTCTCGCACGAAATGTGCTGTATCTTTTGCGAATCGTCTTCTTGATTTTGCATCTTGTTATGCCTTGTTTTTAACTTAAATATAAAAAAGGGGGCAACCTCTCGGCCACCCCCTCGCTCTCCTTCGACTGACTATTCTGCCAGCCACTCATCAGGGATCGTCTTATGCGCCCATCTGAAGTTTTGCTTGTCGCAGTAGCTTCCGTAGGTTGTTTTCGATCCCTTGTAG